ATGAAAAAACAACTTTAATGTGCGATAGTTTAAATAATAAAGAGTTTTATATTAATAAAGAAAACGTTTTTGATAGATACTATGGAGAAAATCAAAAAGAACTAACAGTACAAAGGATTAGATGCAACGGATTAGTATTAGGTTTAAATTTGCCTCCAATACAACATCATTTCCATTACTGCCGTTCAACTATTGTATACAATAGCAATTATATGAGTAAAGATTTTAGAAATGGAAATGTTTTAGGAGAAGAACAATATGAATCATTAAAACAGTATCTAAAAAGTATGTCCTACAAAATTAATTCAAAATTATATAGTAATAATAAATTATCAGAAGACGATAAGGAATATATAC